GAAGATTGCTGAGGGTCCTGAAAAAGCAGGCCTCCGGCTGCAGATCGCCCTGGAAAACTCAGGCGAAATCTTCGGCTCCTTCTTTGCGAAGGCGGGCGCTGGATTCCAGGATTTCTTCACCCAGATCGTCACGTTCTTCAACAACAACGAGAAACGGGTGAAGCTGTTTGTGACCAACATGGTCAACGGCGCTTTGATCATTGCTGGCACCATCAAGAACATTGTGATGGGCATCGTCAACTTCGCCAAGGGTGCTCTCAATATCCTTGAGAAGTTCAACCCCCTAATCAAGGCGGTAAGGCTCAGCTTCCAGAAAGGTTTAGAGGATTTTTACGACAAAGCCCCAGACAGAATGAAGGGCATTGCCGGCAAATTTGGGATTCAGCTTTACACCGTCGAGCAGCTATTCCCAGATCAAACTCCCAAAAGTTTCGGCAAGGGCGGCGGAGTCACCGGTGGCGGCGCTGATGGGGCTGATACAGAGAGCGACAAGAAGGGCAAGAGCGCCCTGGAGCGCCGGCTTGCAGCAGCACGGGAAATGTTCCGCCGACTCAAGGATTCCCTTGAGGTCAGCAAGCAGCAGCGACCCCTTGATGTCTTCCTTGCCAAGCAAGCCAAGGCCCGGAGTGATTTCGAGGCCAGATTCAAAAAACTGCGTAAGGACGGCAAGAACGAAACGATCGAGCAGCTGTACAAGGAGTCCGAAATTCTCCTCACCAAGAAAGAACGGGCTGACCTTGAGAAATTCCTGTTCGACAAGATGCGTGGCATTGGCACGAAGCTTGACGAGCAACTGACCAAGGAGAAGCAACTAACCCGCGAACTGGTCGAGCGCAGGTATCAGCTCGGCTTGGCGGAAAAAGGCGAATACGTCAGCAGCCAGCTTGCTGGTTACGAAGAGGATCTGCGCGGTCAGGGTTACTCCGAGGACCGGATTGCCGAGGCTATGGAAGTCCGTCGTCAGGAGCTGGATCCGACTCCTTTCGAGCAGATGCGCCAGAACATCGCTCAGCTCAAGCAGGAGCTGACCGATCTGCTCAATCCCGTCAATCAGATCACCGGAGCGGCCAACGCAATTGGCACGGCGTTTAGCACCTCCTTCATCAACGTCATCAACGGCAGCCAGACCGCCAGAGAAGCACTTGCCAGCTTCTTCAAGAACATCGGCAACTACTTCCTGGATATGGCGGCCCAGATCATCGCCAAGATGATCCAGATGGCGATCCTCAACTCGATTGTTGGGTTGTTACCTGGCGCGCCCGCAGCAGGTGCCGGGGCAGGCAGCATGGGCGGTCTAAACATGCCCAGCGGAATTGGCGACAGCTACAAAGGCCTGCTAACCAGCGCCAACGGCAACGTTTTTAACGGCGGACTTAAGCGCTATGCCATGGGCGGCATCGTCGACAAGCCGACCTTGTTCCAGTACGCCCAGGGCGGCACCGGTCGCTTCGGCTTGATGGGCGAGGCTGGCCCGGAAGCGATCATGCCCCTTAAGCGTGGTGCGGACGGCAAGCTTGGCGTTCAGGCCAGCGGTTCGATCGGAAACATCATTGTTAATGTTGATGCAACCGGCACCGACAGCAAGGCTGAGGACACAGATGCCAAGCAGCTTGGACAAGCTATTGGCATTGCGGTGCAGCAAGAGCTGATTAAACAGAAGCGTCCTGGAGGCTTGCTCGCGTAATGGCTACCTTCCCTTCAATCGACATAAGCTACGGAGCTCAAAAACGGAGCCGTCCTAACACCAGGACAATCAAGTTTGGCGACGGCTACGAGCACCGCACTGTGTTCGGCATTCCAGGTCACGCCAACCCCAAGGAGTGGACCGTCACCTGGAACAACATCACAAACACTGAAGCGGACACCATCGAGACGTTCCTCAACGCTCGTGCCGAGGACTCCGCAAGTTTTGACTGGTCTCCCCCGGACACCACATCTACCTACAAGTGGATTTGTAGCGAGTGGAGCCGAACCATCGATTACCCAACGGTCGCGACGATTAACGCCACATTCCGCGAGGTGTTTGAGCCCTAATGGCCATCCCAGTCTCCGAGCTTCAAAAGATCAACCCAAGCAGCATCATCGAGCTGTTTGAGCTGGAGCTTGTCACTGCACTGCATGGCGTCAACACGATCTATCGTTTCCACGCCGGAAGCAACCTGGATGCCAACGGCGAGCTGATCTGGAAGGGCAACACCTACCAGCGCTTTCCTGTTGAGGCTGACGGATTTGAGTACACCGGCAACGGCCAACTACCGCGTCCCAAAATTCGAGTCAGCAACATTCTTGGCACGATCACTAACATCCTGCTGACGGTCAACGCCACCACCGCTGGCAATGACTTGAACGGTGCCAAGTTGACCCGAATTCGCACTTTGGCGCGATACATCGACGACGCCAATTTTGACGGCGGATCCAACCCTTACGGAACCCCAGACACCACCGCTGAGTTCCCACAGGAGATCTACTACTTAGATCGCAAGGTCACCGAAAACCGGGATGTAGTTGAGTGGGAGCTTGCCGCAGCATTTGACCTAGCTGGCGTTCGAGCACCCAAGCGTCAGTGCATTAACAACCGCTGCCAGTGGGTGTATCGCGGAACTGAATGCGGTTACAGCGGCGCACCGATTGCCGACGAGAATGACGTGTTGCTTGATGGCGTTACAGACTCGGCTGAGGCTGTGGCTTACTACGCCGCAAAAGCAGCTTACGAGGCAACAGTCAAGCCACTAGAGGATGCCACGACGGCATTGAACAGCGCATCAAACACACTGAATGGCGCCTCTGGCACTTGGTACAGGGCGGAGTCGCGTTATTCAAAAGGATCAGGGTCTGACTACTACGTTCGCGGACCAAGGTACACAACTCTTGGTTATGGCTCTGGCACCTATGAAGGCATCTGGAACGGATCGAGCGTATCGCTAGGCGACACCTATAGAAGAGGTGCATTAAGGGCAACTGATGCTTACAACCGCTATGGCAGCGGCTCTTATTCGTGGTTTGAGATTGAACGTTGGTACTACGACGCCAGCGCCGTCAGCTCCGCACAATCTGCTTACAACTCAGCTTTGTCTGCCTACAACACGGCCAAATCCAACTACGACAGCGCCAAAAGTGCAATGGATAGCGCCTTCGATACTTGGAAGACCTCGCCTCCGTATGCGGGGCAACTCGATGCTGTTGGTGATGTATGCGGCAAGCGTCTAAGCAGCTGCAAACTTCGCTTTGGTGAACTAGCCGAGCTGCCATTTGGTGCGTTCCCCGGCATCGGCACGTTCTTCACATGAGTTGGCAAGCGGAGGCGCTGGAACACGCCAAGGCTGATTATCCAGCCGAAGCCTGCGGTTTGCTGGTGGTGGTCAAAGGTCGCCAGCGTTATTGGCCATGTAAGAACCTTGCCGCCAACGCATCCGAGATGTTCATTCTCGATCCTGACGACTGGTGCGAAGCAGAGGATGCAGGCGAGATTGCTGCTGTCGTCCACAGTCACCCGTTTACCGCACCAACACCAAGCCAAGCTGATCGCCTTGCCTGTGAAAAATCAGGCCTGCCCTGGCACATCGTCAATCCCAAAACTGAAGCATGGGGCGATTGCAAACCAGAAGGCTTCACTGCGCCGTTAATTGGCAGGCAATGGGTGTGGGGCGTGACGGATTGCTGGACGTTGGTTCGTGACTGGTACGGCGAGCACGGTTTGCAGTTGCCGGACTGGGACAGACCCCTTACGCCAGAACAATTTGAAACTGCGCCGATGTTTGATGACTGCTGGCGTGACGCTGGTTTCCAGCCACTGCGGGAAGATCAGGCACTGGAGCGTGGTGACGCCGTACTGATGAACATCATGGGTTCAGGGCTCAACCACGTTGGCGTCTACTTAGGCGATCAAACAATCCTGCACCACATTCGTGGTCGCCTATCTAGTCGTGACATGTACGGTGGCTGGCTACAGAAATGCACCGGAAGACTTTTGCGCCACAGGGATGTCGATAAACTGGCTAGAGAATGACAGCGGCCATGCTTAGGGAAATCCGGGTTTATGGCCGCCTTGCCAAGTTCCTTGGTCGCCGCAAGTTCAAGGCGGTTGTGGACTCAGCTGCAGACGCGATGCGGTTTCTGCTGGCCAACTTCCCTGAACTGGAACGGCACATGGCAGACCAGCACTACCGGGTCAGCGTTGGAACGTATGACCTAAGTGAAGAAGAGCTGGAACATCCGTCAGGCCAACAGGTGATCAAGATTGCGCCTGTAGTGGCAGGCGCTGGTTCAGTCGGTCGAGTTATTGCTGGTGTTGCGCTAGTCGCTTTGGCGTTTGCAATTATTCCTCTTGGTATTGCTGCTGCAGGCTCTGGTATTGCTACAGCGGTTGGCATGGTTGGTGCCAGTCTTATTCTCGGCGGGGTTGCACAGCTTTTAACGCCTACGCCAACACTTTCGCCAACAGCAGGCAACGCCTACACGCAGCAAACAACCCGCGAAACTGAACTTGACCCCCAGAAGTCATACAGCTTCAGCGGGATTCAGAATACGAGTAGAGCTGGTACGCCAGTCCCGCTGATTTATGGCGAAACCATCGTCGGTTCTGTTGTGATTTCCGCCGGTATTGACACTGAGCAGGTGACGGTATGACTGAAATTATTCGCGGTGCAGGTGGCGGCGGCGGTGGCGGTGGCGGTGGAACCACGGTTGTCAATCAGACGGTTGTTGCCCCAACTCGTACTCCTGTTCGGGATGCAGACAACCTTGCCAGCAAGCAATACGCCACTTTTGTAGACCTGCTTGGTGAAGGTGAAATTGAAGGATTCCCTTCTGCCGCTGGATACACAAAAGGCACCACTAATTACAACACGGCAGCGCTAAAAGATATTTATTTGGATGGCACACCCATCCTTGCTTCATACGCAGATCCGACTGCAACGCAAGCGGCTGACTACAACTACCAGAACGTTGAAATCACGCCCAAATACGGCACACAAGATCAGGCTTCGATTGCTGGTGTTGGCGATATTGAAGACGAAAAGAGCGTCAACATTCAGGTCAGGCAGCCAACGCCTACAACCCGCACGATCCACGACACCAACGTCAACGCTGTCCGCGTCAGCATTACCGTCCCCCGCCTGGAGCGGTACACCAATGAAGGCGATGTGCGCGGCACAAGCATCAGCCTGAGCATCCAAATTCAGTACAACGGCGGCGGCTTTACCACCGTTCTTGATGACACGATTACTGGTCGAACCGCTGACCAGTACCAGCGCGATTACAAGATTGAGCTATCAGGTGACTTCCCTGTTGATGTTCGCGTTATCCGCAACACCGCTGACAGCGCAGACAACAACCTAATCAACGCTTTTGTCTGGGCTAGTTACACCGAGATTATTTACGGTCGCCTGAAGTATCCCAACACGGCATTGTTGGCGATGCGCATTGATGCTGAGCAATTCAGCAGCATCCCGGCTCGTAGCTATCGCGTTCGCGGAATCAAGGTTCAGATTCCCAGTAACGGCACAGTTGATCAGACCACTGGGCGCATCACCTATAGCGGCGTTTGGGATGGAACGTTTGGCGCTGCAGTTTGGACTTCGGATCCTGCCTGGGTGCTCTGGGACTTGCTTACATCCAGCAGGTACGGATTTGGCGATCACATTGCTGCAAGCCAGCTTGATAAGTGGGCGTTTTTCTCCGCTAGCCAGTACGCATCTGCGCTGGTTGATGACGGCTTGGGCGGGCAGGAACCAAGGTTCTCCTGCAATGCACTAATCCAAAACCAAGATGACGCTTACAAGCTGATCAACGACCTGTGCAGCGTCATGCGCGTCATGCCGTTCTGGTCAACTGGAACGCTGACGATTAGTCAAGACAAGCCAGCCGATCCGTCCTATCTCTTCACGCTGGCAAACGTCACTGAAGAAGGTTTTACCTATAGCGGCAGCAGCCTTAAGACGCGCCACACAGTTGCCGTCGTTAGCTACCTGGATCTGGACACCCAAGATGTTGCCTATGAGGTTGTTGAAGATAGCGAAGGAATTGAAAAATACGGCGTAATTACAAGCGAACTCAAGGCGTTTGCCTGCACTAGTCGCGGTCAAGCATCACGCCTCGGAGATTGGCTGCTTTACTCCGAGAACCACGAAACCGAAGTCGTTTCATTCACAACCTCAGTAGACGCTGGTGTGCTGGTACGCCCAGGCCAAGTCATTGAGATTGCTGATCCAGTTCGTGCTGGTGTCCGTCGTGGCGGTCGGATTGTTACTGCCACGGTTAACGCTGTCACTGTTGACGACACGGCAAACACAGACCTGACCTCAGCTCAAAACGCAACTTTGAGTGTGATCCTGCCCGATGGAACGGTTGAAACCCGCGACATCCACGGCATTACGGGCAACGTCGTTCAGGTCACTGCTCCGTTTAGCGCTGTTCCCAATAACAACAGCGTCTGGATGATCCAGAACGACGCAGTGCAAGCGAGCACTTGGCGAGTCGTGAGCGTCCAAGAGCAAGACGGCATCCAGTACACCGTCAACGCGCTGGCATATAACGCCACTAAATACGATTACGTCGAGCGTGATAGGCCACTGCAACAGCGTGACATCACCACGCTTGAGTTGCAGCCCAATCCTCCGGCAAGCCTGCAGGCGACTGAAACTCTGTACGAGCTGAACAACAAAGCAGCCGTCAAGGTCATTGTCAGCTGGCAGCCTGTTTTGGGCGTCAGTCAGTATCGCTTCCAGTGGAAACGCGAAGACGGCAACTGGAACAGCGTTGATGTCCCGTCACCGGACTACGAAATCCTGGATGCATCCGCTGGAACGTATTACCTGCGGGTTTACAGCCTTAGCGCTACACGGAAACCATCAAACGTTCCGGCTGAGTTAACCAAGCCAATCCAAGGCAAAACGGCATTGCCGACCAACGTGTCCGGCTTGAGCCTGGTGCCGATTGATGAAGCCAGCGCAATTCTCAGCTGGGATCGCGCCACTGATCTTGACGTGCTGCTGGGCGGCAAGGTTTTGCTGCGCCATAACACCGCTTTGTCTGGTGCGGTTTGGGAGGAGTCGCAGGAGATCGTGGCAGCCGCTTCAGGCAACCAAACCCAGAAGCAAGTCCCACTACTGGAAGGCAGCTACCTGGCCAAGTTTGAAGATGACGGCGGCAGGCGGTCAACGGCGGCAACGGCTGCAGTGGTTGATCTGCCTACACCGCAGGCAAGGCTGCTAGTTCAGACGTTTAGGGAAGACCAAGAAACCCCGCCATTCCAAGGCAATTACACCGACATGATCTACAGCGCCGATCAAGACGGCCTGATCATCAACACCGGTTTGCCAGTGGATGAGATGGCGCTGGATGACGATTGGGATGCACTTGGAACGATTGACGCGATCGGCGGATCACTTGGCTCCGGCGAGTATGAATTTGGCAGCACCCTGAATCTTGGCGCGGTCTACGACTTGAACATGCGGCGTCATTTTGTGACGCGACCGTATTTGCCGGGCGATCTCTGGGACGACCAAGTGGGCTTGATTGACACTTGGACCAGCATCGACGGGGACAACATTGACAAGGTGAACGCGGTGCTTTATGTCCGCACCACTGAGGATGACCCAAGTGGCACGCCCACCTGGAGCGACTGGCGTGAGTTCAGCAATGCAATCAGCCGTGGTCGCGGGTTTCAGTTCAAGACCATTGCGACCAGCACTGACGCCGACCAGAACATCATCATTGACGAACTGGGGTGCACACTTGAGTTGCAGCAGCGCAGTGAAGCAAGCGCAACCATCACCAGCACTGCCGGGTTAAATGCTGTGACTTTCACCAATGCGTTCTATCAGACGCCAAGCGTCGGACTCACTGGATTTGACATGGCGACGGGTGACTACTACGAGGTGCAAAACATTACACGCACTGGGTTTGAGGTAACCTTTAAGAACAGTGCTGGCACTGCCGTCAGCCGGGACTTTACCTACACTGCCATCGGCCACGGACGGGAGATCACCTAATGGCTCAGCACGATTACGATATTGCGAATCAATCGGGCCAAGCCTTCCGTCAAGATCTAAACAACTGTCTGGACGCGATTGTTAGCCAGAACAGTGGCACGAGCGCTCCAAGCACGACGTATGCGTACCAGTGGTGGGCAGATACAACGAGCGGCTTGCTCAAGATCCGGGCATCCGATAACGCCTCATGGATAACTGTTGGAACGCTTGCCAGCGCCAACCTTGGTTTGCTGCCCAGCTCGACTGCCACCAGCACTTACCTGGCAAAAGCAGGCGGCACGATGACGGGTGCGCTGGAAATCGGCGCTACTGGCTCGCTGGTTTTTGAAGGCACAACCGCTAACGATCACGAAACCACGCTGGCGGTTACCGATCCAACGGCTGATCGGACAATCACGTTGCCCAATGCCACTGGCACGGTCACACTGCTGGACTTGGCTCAAACGTTTAGCGCAGCACAGCGCGGCACCATCAGCAGCTTTACCAGCAGCTCTGGTACGGCAACGCCTGATTTTGCACTAGCTAACAATTTCAGCATCACGCTGAGCGAGAACACGACGCTGGCTAACCCGACCAATTTGGTTGCTGGTCAAAGCGGGTGTATTTTTATCACCCAGGATTCAACCGCACGGACTCTTGCGTTTGGAACGTATTGGGATTTTTCAGGCGGCAATGCGCCTACGATTTCAACTGGAAGCGGAGCCGTGGACTTGTTGGTCTATGTGGTCCGCACGACGACTAGCATCCAAGCACAACTGATCACCAACTTCAGCTGATCAATGGGTATCCCCGGAAGCGCCAATTTGCTGTTGTTGGGCGGCGGTGCCCAGGCGTATGAGATTGAGCAGAGCTTGCGAT